AAGTCGTTGAGCCAATTCAAAATCTGTGACTCCTTTATAGGTTGCTCCGAAGACGGAGGCTCTTGCGAATGCTTCTTGGGCATGTGTTTCTTTCTCCCATAAGTATCTATCCTTGAGTGTATCAAGACTAAACTTATCTAAATTCTTTTCATTACTATAATTAATTTTTATACCAAGATATTCCTTGATACCTACTTTATCTTCTACCATTATGAGTTCTCTGTGTCGTGTACGTTAAGCATTATTATACCATAATGCAGTATCTTTAGCAAGTCTTTTCTGTTCTTTCCGTCTTTGTTTCCGTAGCGTTTAGCGTACTTCATAATGTTACCAAGTGTAAATCCTTCACCGTGTCCTGAGTCAATAATAATATCTGTTGCTTGATACTTATCAGAAGCATAATGCTCACCATATGTACCATCAATATAGGCTTGTACTTCTTGTATTAACTGTCCTTCATTAAATTTATAGTTCATTGTTTCTCCAGTCATCGGGTAAAGTATCTTCACTATACCACCTAAAGTTATTTGTTTCAGCCCACTCAGCGTGTGTTCGTTTGGTTCCGTTCTTTCTTACTGTAGCTCCCGGCATAGGAGAGAAAGGTTTTTGAAACAAGAACACTAGCTCCATGTTAGAGGGTAGTGCTTTTCTTATCCATATGTATTTACTGTACTCAGCATGGTCCCAGAACCTGCCTTTAGCTTCTAGTAAAATAGTTTTATCTTCTATTGTTTTAGCAAAGTCTACTTCATAATCTTTCTTAATGATATACTTAATAGATTCGTAATGGTGTTTCCAACCTTGTAGAATGGTTTGGTGAATGTCATACTCCCATAAACTGTCATACCCTTTAGGTACTCCAGTCTTCTTTGGTCTCGGTTTCCGAGGTACTCTCTTAGGCATTAATGTTCTCCAGTGTTACATCGGGGTTACGTTTTACTTTCTTGTAAAACCATTTTAAAGTATAGGCACTTAGTCTAAGCTGTCCGTTAGCAAAGAAATGTGTTTGCTGTGGTAAGAACTCAGACAAGTTCTGTTCATTGATACGGGTACCGTCTTCTCCTTCAGGTACCATTGTTCTAATCCACTCAATGAGTAAAGCCTTGCCTTTCTTTCTTAGCTCTTTAGATTTTTTCCCACTCATAATCCTGTTACCTCAATAACGTTAGGGGCTTTAGGTGTCTGTGTTAGATACCTATAACCATTTGAATATTTAAATACTCGTAAACCTTCTCCTTCATTTGAATCCTTGTAAC